TCGGAGCCGACGCAATCCGTGCGATGCAGGATGCGTTCAAGTACGCCCACGGCACGGTCGAGGGAATGCTGCGTCCGATCGTGGTGCAGAACGAATCTGACGTAAAGCAGGTAGGCCAGTCGCTTACCGATCAAGACTGGATCGCTGCTCGGCGATTTACGATCAACCAGGTGTCGCAGATGTACGGGGTTCCGCCCCAGTACCTCTACAACCTGGAGAACTCGACGCAGGAGCAAACCAGTGAGATGTCACGAGCCTACGTCGATACATGCCTCGGTTCTTATCTGGCTTCCATCCAGACCGAACTCGGTTTCAAGTTGCTACCGGGCCGGGAATCCGAGGGTCGGTATCGGGTGTGGTTCGACACCGCGCCTCTCGTTCGCGGCACGTTTAGCGAACAGGTTACTGCGATTCAAACGGCAATTCAGTCGGGCATCATGACCCGAAACGAAGCCCGCGCGATGATGGGATATACGCCCATCGAAGGCGGGGACGAAGTTCTCATCGGTCCGAACATGCTCCCGGTGGAGCAGAACCAGGAAATGGCTAATGGCGAAGATCGAACACCGAATGATGCCAGCGGGGACGCTGACGAAGCGGACGCTTGAGGGCATCGCGGTCCCGTACCGCAGTCTCTCCGTCATCCTTCGTGACCGCCCGCGCGCGTACCGCGAAAAGATCGAGCCTCGTGCGATGCAGATCGACGACTCGGTTTCGATGTTCATTCAGCACAATCCAGGCGGCGTACCGCTTGCACGAACAGGCGCGGGGACTCTTCGATTCGAAGAGCGAGAGAATGGACTTGGATTCGAATGCGACTTGCCGGACTGTCGGCAGGACGTGATCGAAGCACTCGAACGAGGCGACTTCGACGGATCCGTTTCAGTGGGTTTCATCGTTGCTGAGGATGGCGACACTTGGCAACACCGTCGATCAGGTCCGAGCGTCCGCACGGTGCGGGCGGCTCGGCTGGTCGAACTCAGTTTGGTGACGAGCGGCGCATACGCGTCGGCCTCGTCCCGTCTCACATAGGAGTCCTCCAATGGACGACGCACGGAGTCTCCGCGAGCAGCGGGACGAACTCGCGGGCAAGATGAACGACATCCTGCTCCGCAACGACAGCATCGACGACGTTGAGTCGATCGAACTTCTGGAGAACGGCGAGGCTCGCCTTGCTGAACTCGACACGCAGATTCGTGGTGCCGAGGCACGCGAAAAGTTGTCCAACCTCGTGAAGAAGCCGTCCTTCGGTTTCACGCCTGGAGCGGCTACCCCCGCCCGTGAGGATCGGCGATACCGATTCGAGATCAACGGAACCGAGATTAAGATCGTTGGTGGCAACCCCGACGTTCGAGTCAACCCGCTCGGCGGTGGTTCGGATGGCTCTAATGCCACCTATACGGCTGTCGATGGCGATGGCGACCCGATCACGGGTGCGAGCATTCCGGTCGATCTGCTTGCACAGATGATCCGGAAGTTGCCGAAGTTGGCTGTTCTGCGACAGCAACTCTCTGTTCGTACCTACAGCAACGACGTGGAACTTCAGCGCGTCAACGCGAGGATTTCACTCGAAGGTGATGCGTTCACTGCCGAATCCGGCGCGTACACTCAGAAGATTGGTTCATTCGAGCGTGTGCGTGTTCGGAACTTCAAGAGTTCCGCACGCAGCAACGTCACCGAGGAATTCCTGCGTGACGCTCGCGGCAACGCGGTGCAGGAAATGCTTCTCCAGCACGCCGAAGAGCATGGCCTGTATTTCGACAACGCCTACGCGACCGGCATCGGAGACGATGATGGTCCGGAACCGGTGTTTCTGACTCCGGAACAGTGGGCAGCGGCCCAGGGTGCTTATGCCACAGCCGCTGACACTCCTACCGCGATCTTTACTGGTGCTGCCGCTACTGCTCAGAAGGCCGAACTTGACATCAGTGTTCTAGATACCGGGTCTTCTGCGGACGCCGCTAAGATGGTGACCCAGGCTTTGACTTCTCTGCGATACGAGAAGATCCCTGCCCAGTATTGGGGCGGTCTGAAGTGGATCATGGGCCAGGACACGTTCGCGGCAATCGCAAACCTTGTGGACGGCCAGAGCCGACCGCTCTACCAGCCGTTCCTTACTTCGACAGTCGCTGAAAGCAACTACATCGGAACCCTTCTTGGTCTTCCGGTCGCAGTCAGCAACAACCTTCCGGTCAAGCAGGCCGGAAACGTGGCTGCAATGCTCATGCACACCGAGGATTACGGCATCTTCGATCGTGTCGGATTCTCGCAACTCGTCGACCCCTACACCGACAGTGCAAACGGTGAGGTTCGATACCTCACTCGGATGCGTTCGGACGGTCGATGGCTTCGCCCCTACGCGGCGGGCCAGTTGGTCTGGATTGCCTGACCACTCATCTTTCTCCTTCTCCGCCTCCCCCACCTTCGGGTGGGGGGGGTTGGGGAGGAGGACGGGGATCACATGGCGCACACGCTCTCCAATCTCGGCACACACCAGTTCCAACTCTCCGAGTTCAAGGATCACATCCGCCTGGAGATCACGGACGACGACCCCGCTGCGCAGCGATCGCTGGATGCAGCGGTGTTCGCAGTCGAGAAGTGGACCGGGCGTCTCATGCGGTCAGGGACGGTCACCCAAGAGTCGGGCTACTACCGACCGCCGTTCCGTGCTGAGGTCGGGTCGCCGACGAACATCGGTACCATCACCGAAGTCGATGCGGCACTAGACACGACCACGGACGTAACGTCCAAGTTCTATCTGATGACCAGCGCAGGCTGGTGGTACGCGATGGTGCGTCCCGACAAGTCTTGCGAATACCGCAAGTATTACCGCTGGCAATATGCGGTCGACACGCCGGAGATTTCGCAGGATCTCAAGTTGTGCGTGTTCGGCCTGGGCGCGAACTTCTACGAGAACCGCGAGCAGGTGCAGCAGAACATCAACCTGACCAAGTTGCCCATCGGCTACAGGTCGTTGCTGGATAACTTCCGGGACGGTGCAATGTGAATAGTGGCGGCGCACGACATCGGATTGCCGTGACGTGTAGCACGCCCGCGACCGGCAACGTCGGTCAGTCCGACTACATCGGCGGCACGGACACCACCATCACGCGGTGGGGCCAGGTGAAGAGCATCAAGGGGAAACTCGACGACCAAGGCATGCAGCAGATGGAGGGACGCCGGTTCTTCCAGATCAAGATGCGGTATGACTCGGGCATCGACTACGGCTGCCGCCTGACCTACAAGGGTCGGGAACTGGCGATCGAGCGGATCGAGGACGTACGCGAAGTCGAGCATGAACTGGTGATCTACGCTTTCGAGGTGGATCTCTAATGGAATACAGCGTCAACGAAAAGCAGATCCAGCGGGATCTCCAGATGCTTATCGAGAAGGGTGGTCTGAACAAGACTTACGCTCGCATGGCTGCGAAGCGAGCGACCGAAGTGGTTGACGATGTTGCCCGGCGTGGTTACCGCAACGGGGCGTACAAGTACGGCAGCAGCAAGACACACCTTCAGGGCAACATGCTGACGCCGGTCAACAAACCGATTTACATTGCCCGCGAGCGATTTCGCAAGTGGGCAGGCCGACGCGGCAGCATCAAGTTCGCATCAAAGAAGCAGCGAAAAACTGATTTCTGGTTTCGCTCAATGGTCAAGCGAGTGGCAAACGGCAGGGGCAACCCCTCGACGCTTTCTCACCTGATCGAAGATGGTGCCAGGAACGTGCGAACGGGCAAGAAGAACATGGCACACCAGATTCGCCGGGAATCATTCAGGCGTAAGCGACGGGAGGCGTTGCGGGTGCTAAACAAGGGCATCGAACTTGCCTGCGAAAACGCGACCAAGGCCACCAAGATGGGTCTGATCGACTTCCGCAGGAGGACGCAGCCATGAGCATTCCGCAGACCGCACACGATTTCCTAGTTGAAGCCGTAACGGCTGGTGACCCTGGAGTACAACAGGCTCCGGTGTCTCCGTTTGTTCGGAATCACGCGGCAGGATTTCCAGCCGTCATTTACACGTTCGAGGGCGACGATTTCTTGAACCCGATCCCGGCGGTGACCAGCCCCAGGCTCGTGCGTTACAACGCGATGGTTCTGTCTCGCACGTTGGAAGAGGCCGAGACAATCGGCCAGTTGATTGTCGTAGCAGCAAGAGCAGTCGAGTGTCCTATGCGTGTGACCTCGGTAGGCCGAGACTACGAACCCGCCTATGACGGCGAGCGTCAGGGCATCTACATCCACACGACCTCTTTGGAGTTCTTCGCATAATGGCATTTCTACTCGGCAACAAACTACAAGGCGTTTTTGTTTCTGGTGCAACGTCTCCAGTCACAACAACTTTTGCAATCACCGGATTCAGCCACAATGGTGGCGATCGACCAGAGATTGACATCACCACCGGGGCGTCACCTAGGCGTGAAGTTCTTCCTGGGCTTGCCAGCCCTGAAGAGATGACGCTTTCAGTCAAATATGAAGTCCAGGCTGCTGGAACAGACCCCGCAGTGGATCCTGCTGTTGATGTTGGGGTAGACCTTCGTGCGGCACTAGAAGAATGCGCTTACGGAACACTGCTTATCAAACTAAATGCAAGTTCAGATTGCGGCAGTGCAAGAATCTACCTAAACAATGGAAGCGATTTGACTGCAAATGTTGACGCCGTGTCTTGGAATTTCTCGACTGAACTGGACGGGATCATGGAAGGCGAAGTCACTTTCCGGGTGCGACACTGATGTTTGAACCTAAGAAGGAAACGCACATTGTTCGAGGACAAGAGATCACCATCCGCGAGTTGGAGGCGGATGTTCTCTCGAACCTGGACGAAGCAATGTCGGCGGCAGTCGCCGCTTCGCTTGTGCCGGAAAGAACGCAGGCCGAGGTGGCCCAGTGGCCCGCTCAGGTTGTCACTGAGATCTTTGGGTTGATCTCGACGCTGAACGGGTGGGACACCGAGGGAAAAGGCTAGAGCCGATCGACATGCTGATCCACCGGGTCGCATCCCAGATCGGCATGATGGCTCGGCAGGTTCGGACAGAGATGAGCAGCAGCGAGTTGTTGGACTGGGCTGAATACTTCCGCCGCGAGGCGGGCGAGCAGACCGAAGAAGAGATCGCGGCAGCGATACGAGGTGCATTCAAATGGCGAACGTAGGCAATCTCTTCATCAACGTGACGGGGAACACGAAGGGCTTGACCAAAGCCCTGAGTTCTGCCAAGACCAAACTGGCGACGTTTGACAAGCAGGTCGGCAGGCCACGCGGCGACTTCATGCGTCGAGCGCGTGGTCGCTTTACGTCTGCGATGAACGAGCGACGAAGGTTTGAACAGGGCATGGCAACAATGAAACAAATGGCCCTTGGTCACGGCATGGCATCGCCGGTCTCAGAGGGACAAGAAGCACTAATGCGAAGCCGCCTCGGCAGGAAAGAAAAGGGAGCGAGGCAGGCGTATCGCCAGGCACAACGCGAGCAGGTCATGGGCGGGAGGACGGCTAGAACTCGCATGATTACCGCTGGGGTTCTTGGAGTTCTCGGCCTGACTGTTGGCGGCGTCTCGATGATGGCACGCAAGGCAATGTCTCAAATTCAATCGGCAAAAATTGGAGTCGAGAAATTCAGGTACATCGGTCCGCAAGGCAAGCGAATTATCAAGGCCGAGATGGACATGCTGGCGAACTCTATTTCGTCAGCGCGAAGCCCAGAAGTGTCTGAAGCCCTTGCTCAAAAAGCAGAAGCAAAACTTGCGGCCCAAGTCGAATCTAATGCTGGCGGGGGGACAGTTATGTATGTCACACTTGAGGAATACATGGAGCGAATGGGCCAGGTGTTTACCAACTCAATTTCAGGACTGTTTAACAATCCCGCCGCGGGTCTTACGGCAATCGTCACCGGCAATCCGACTTTAAACACTGCGTTGAATGTCGCAAACAACACCCAAGGAGCAAGCAATCCATGACTTGCGATCCGACGATCAAAGTGCGAAAAGGTTCCTGGGATACAGTCAACGGAAGACTGTTCAATCCCAGCACCATGACGGTGGTGATCGTCGTCGACTATTGCGGTTGGGATGTTGATCTCTGCGGTGCTTTGCCTGATCGGGGAGCCGAAGTTGTCGCAGACGTTGGAAACTACCTGAGAACAGGGGAAAAGTTCTTTGACATCAGAATCGGTCGGCCTTTGTCCTATTACGACACAGCGACGGCATCCTGGAAGTATTGGATTTCTTCGTACACGCCAGATCAAACGACCGTAGAAATCAACAGTCTCCCAAGCACCAAAACGGGTTGGATCACGAAGCAGGTCACCTGCAAACAAATCAACGCGGGTCATAATGGGCTTTGGGAAATTGAAATCCAGTTGGCCCACATGGCAAAAGAGTCGACTTACGAGCATCCACACGCTGCCGTCAGCATCCAAACATCGAGTCGCCTGGCAAGGGCTTACCGGAACGGTAAAGACCTAATCATTCCGACCCGAAACACGAGCAATCCTTTGGTCGGTCCAGATATTGGATCGGCATCTAACGGATATTTTGATCCGATTAATTGGAGAAACGGCGTTAAAGCGGACATGGATGTCGACGGATATCGGGTTGACATAAACGCCCAACCGACGACCGTTGCAATCGAGCAGGTCAGAACAACTATTTCGTTTGTTCTTAGACGGCCTTTCCTCGGCGGAACGTCAGACAATAATTGGTATGTGAACGAGATGTGGGACAAGTGGGGTCAAGACTCCGACACTCTTCTGAACAAGAGAAACGCCGACGCCCTATTCGGTTACGACCCAGGCGAACTGGTAATCGAAGCAGTAAACATATCTTCTATCGACGAGCAATTTTCGAGAGTAGACCTTGTTCTTCTCTGGGACGAGTGGGCGCACTTTGATCAGAACGCTTGGGGCATCGACGGCACGGTCCCTGACCTCGATGAACTTTCAATGGCGTCATCTCCGGACCGACCAATTCTCGTAGCCGAAACGGTCTTCTGGACGACCGCGTACCACGGGGCGTTCTCTTTGACTACGGCTGACTTTCCAGACTTTGTTTGGGAACTTGCATACGCCGCTATCGTGGATCCAGTGCCATGATCTCGGGCACTTGGACCGGACCCATTTTCTGTCGCGTGGAATCATCCGCAGAGGTTTACCCTGGCGGAGTTGTTGACACGTTGAAGCGAGGCAAGTGGGTCTACTCCATAAAAGCGATTGATTGGGGTTCCGAGTATGCGTTTCCGGCAGGCATTCGCACCAACTCAGGATTTGAATCGTCTACCGCTTTGAACCTTTGGGAACTGTCTAACGACGAGACCACTCAGTACGGCGTGACCGTTGCCGATCTACCGGGTGACTTTGAGTTGAAGCCTGTTCCTAATGGGGCGTTTGTCATGGCTTACGTCGCAACTGCAAAAAAAGACGACCAAGACTTTCGGCTTTGCATTTTCCAGTATCCCAACCAGTTCGATGGTGACTGCTGATGACGTTGACCCGGACCTGCTGCTGCGGCAAGTGCTATTTCGGTGCGAGGTCTACCGACCTGGATGCTACGGCGTGTTTGCACAACAGGACCGAAGTGCTGGAACTTCGGATCCCACGCCCGTCCTACGCCTACGGGGTAGGCGTGATCTCTTACAGCGATTGCGATTGTGCCGGGGAGTATCAGACCCGCACGCAATGTCCGGCGAGCGACACGATCGAAGTGGATTATGACCACTTTCATCCTGAAGATCGCACATACACCTGGTTCTACGAAAAGCCGTCAGACGGAAACATCTGGCCCCCATGCACCAGCCCGTGTTGCGGGTACGACGATGCATCGCCAGGGTTTAACGATGCGGAGTGTTGCGATAACGGCCTGCAATGCTCTACGACGTACCGTCAATACACGGGACTTGCGGCTAGCCGGTTGCAGCAGCAGATCATCGAGAACGGTTCTGTTCCTCACCTTGGCACCGACTCCGACGCCGAAGACTGCGAATACGGGGATTCGTATTGGTTCCTTCAGGACGTTGCAAATGCAGACATAGACCATCGGTTCCGCCACTGGGTCGTGATAAACGGAGTGGTTAGTGAGACATCGACATACAGAAGCATGGAAGAAACCATGCTTTGTGTTGTTCACAAAGAAAAATGGTGGGTTCGAGATTACAACTCGCTGAATCAAGATGACAACCGAAGCGCGAGCGATTCCGACGACGCCGCCTCGAATTGCAGGACGCCTAAATACTGGGTGTTCGCATGTTCTGGCGTGCCGTTGTATTCGTGGGAGATCAAGCAGGTCAGCAGTTTGACGACCCAGCAGCAGGATGATGTGATTATCGCAATTCACAACGGCGATCCAATTCCGGAAAACCTTGCGGACATCCTTGAGCAAGACGGGATCTTGCTTGCAAAGGATTACGAGCGAACAGACGGAACCATCGTCAAGAAAACGTTGCGTTTTATCGACAACGACAACAACGGGGCCGACACGACTGAAACGGCGTATTTCTACGCCCGGCCTGGTGGCTGGACTTACGTTTGCCCCGGCTTTTCCTCAAGCCCCGCCGTAGACCTTGCAGCGGATTTCCCGCAGATCCCACGCAGATACGACATTGCGTGCGATTATGGTTCGGACAACAACTGTTTCACCGCGTCCCCTCTTCCCGGCAACGATTGCGAATGTGCGTTTACCGGCGGCCCCGGTGGCGACTGCGACCCGTGCGCTGGTCTGATTGGATGCGCTCCGGGCGTTCTTTCGGCCTGCGGCGGAACGTCCGACATCTACTGCATGGAAGACGTGATCGTCGGGAACTGCAAAGGCGTCTGGGCGCAGTTCTCGCATTACTACAAGAACCTTTCGACCGATTCCAACGAGTACGAATGTGGCGTGAGCAACGATGGGTACATCTGCCGAGTCATGCCTGGCGGGACTTGCGACTTTGGAAGCCTGCCGGATGAGATCGGGCATGAGATCCCGACCGAGGTGTCGGAGTCTGTCAGAAATGGAGACACGGCCAACGGGGCGTTGTGCTGCGGCGGTGAAGGAA